TGAACGATGCCGTGTGCATCGGGGTTATGGTCGCTGATTCTCGCGGCGTGCGCTCGATCACCAATCCAGCCATCGGAGCGGCGGTCACGATTCGGCCAGCGCGCGTTGATCTGGTTGCGCAGCGTGATGCCACCAGCGCAGAGGGTTGCCATCAGCGGGCCTCATCCACAAATGACGGCGTGCCCTTATCGCCTACGCCTGTGGCAATCAGGGACATGAGAACGCTAGAAAGCGCAGCGAGGGCAGCAACGCTTAACGCTTGCGCCCAATCCACTTCCATAATGCCTGTCACCTGAGTGCCCCATAAAGCAAGAAGGGCTTGAGCTGCCGTGCGTATCGCACGCTCGGCGGTGTCTTTCCAGAATGCGAGTGACCACATATTTCCTCCGCAGGGAATAAAAAAACCGCCCGAAGGCGGTGGGGGATTGTGTTGCGCTTACAGATCGTTGTTCAGGTGGTAGGTAATGTGCTCATCAACCTTGCGCCGCACGTCTTTCATGTCGGCTTCTATCCGGTTGAGTTGATCCTTCACCGATGAGCCGCCGTTAGGTTGGAACGCGCGGTGCAAAGCAACCTGAGCACGAATAAGCCACAGAAGGCCGCCAAGTATCGCGGCAAGCAAAGTAATCGAGCCAACCGAGATGGCGATTATTTCAGCGGGATTCATGGCGTGCCCTTTCCTTTTCCTGCGCCGTTTCTTGTTGCACCGCCACCGCGTCCATCGCTGCCTGATACCCGCGCCGGAAACCCTCCGCCAAGCCAGCATCAAAGTCACTCACTTGGAGCCTCCGGCCACACCGTCACGCGCGGATCAACCGTATTCGCTGGCAGATCACGCAACGCCTGCCGATACGCCTCCCACGGTGCTCGATCCCACGGCGCGTCAGGGATCATGCGGAAATCAGTAGCGGCTAGGAGACTGTCGCGGCGTAGGCGTAGACGTTCCCACACCCACTCGGTAGGCAACTCTTCCGGCGAGAGTTGGTCAATGCTGCTGCTGTAATCCCACGTCATCATGCCGCCTTATAAAAGAAGGAAAATCCAAGCCGATCACCGTCGCTACCGTTCCAAGTAAAAGGAATTGTGTTGGTGACACTTGCATCTGTCGTGTGAGAGAGAGAAGTAGCTTGTGACTGAAAACGAAACTTGTTTCCTACTTCAGCCACAAACAATCCGTATCCGTTGCCTGCTCCTGTGTCCTGCGCTTGACCAACACCCAAATACGCCTGAAAATCGCCGTCCCTATTCACAGGTAGGTCAATTTCGAAGATGGAGGCACCAAAAGTAGAGGTGCTACCAAAAGTGATTTGCACGTATCCAAAAATAAAATCTCCAACGCGAGCGTATCTGCCAACGCTTGTCCCATTTCCTAGCGCGTATCCAGATGAAAACGTTAAAGTGAAATCCTGAAATCCACCTACGTAGAGCCACGCGCTGCCTGTGTACGTCGCGTAAAGATCGGTGTCAGTCTCATAGATGGTCATACCCTCAGACGGCGAGGCGGGCCGCGTGCTGGATGTGCAGGTGATGACCGCTTGCCGCATAAGGAACGTGTTCACATCCGAGGACGCAAGAACACCGGGAGCGAAAGTCTTGAACGCCATTACACATCATCCGTTTCGTCTAGTGTCACGCTGCCATCGTCCTCAATCACACCGGACGGTAAGCGCGGGTCATCCCACGCGAACATCAGCGGGTCGGCTTCTAGTGGTGGAATAGCGTCGGTGAAGGTTGGGTCACCCAGAGTGATGCCGCTTACGCTTAGGCCGCTGCAATCGGACGCGCTACGAAGTGTTCCCATTACGCCGCTCGATTCTGATAGTAAGTGTTGACAGATGCAACATCTGTATCTGAAAGAGCATGTTTAAAGACAGCAACGGCGATTAACTCAAAATCCTGATACGCCGATCCGCTCTGAGTGTTCCTGCCAATACAAACCGTGTCGGAATTAGCCAACGACAGCACACTAGAAATGCTTTCCGGCGATCCCGAAGGTGAGCCGTCGGCATACGCGGTAATCGTCTGCGCCGACCGATCGACGACCATCCCATAAGTGCTCAGCGTTCCGGCTGATGAAGTGCCAGAGCCGTCCGACACACCGGTCGTCCCGTCAGACACGCGAGCAAGCATGGAAAATCCGGTGCTGTTCTGACGCAAGCCCCAGCCCACGGTCGTATCAAGAGGCTGTTTAGCGATTAATCTGCCGTTGTTGAGAGGGGTATTCCACTGCCTCACCACCGCTATGACAGTAAATGAATCCGTCGCATTAAAATCCAGCAGCGCGTTATCCGCGACCTCCCAATAGTCATCAGTCCCGAACAAATGAACAGGACACACAACCGCAACCGACTTCCTGCCGGACGTGCTCCGGTTGATCGTTATCGTCTGACCCGTGACAGCCGTAAACGATGTAGCAGAACCAGACGAAATAATAGAAAAGTCAGCGTCAAACACAACCGTTCCGTCGATGCCGTCAAGGACCTGAGCGCAATACAACTTTCCTTCATACGCAAGACCACCGCGACCCATAATTTCTAGTGTCGCGTTATTTGTTGTCGGTGTTGCTGCGGTAATACTTTGAGTTGTCCCAAGTTGCGTCCACGATAAACCATCAGAGCCGTAATAGAACTTGACCTCACCTGCAACCGGATCGTGCGTTATACGCAGCCAGACCGCATCAAGATCAGCCACCACAGTATTCACCGCAAGGCTTGAATCTGCCGTGTATGACGATGCGCCGTCACCAAAACGAAACTGCAATATTGACGTTGTTCTTAGAGTGAGGCGGTAGTTTGATGATGCGTTTGTTGTGCCTTTGGCAAACAGCACGTGATCGCCAGCAGGACTGTAATCATCCATGGCCACATGAATCCGAAGGTCTATTGCGCCAGTAATGTCTAGCGCGGCTTCATCCGGTGCGGTCGGGTAGTTAGTGCTTCCACCAGCGCAGTAAAGATAATTGCCCGCGTTGTCACCTGGCCAATCCAGAAACCGCGCGTCATTAGAATCAGCCGACGACGTAGACCCGTTCTGCGCGTTCAAGTCCGAGCCACCCGTGCCAAGATTCACAATCACCTGAGGATCAGTCATCAGTACGTCAACTCCGAAGTATCCAATAATCCACGGTTAGGGTCATCGAGAATGAAACCAGCGCGAGAGAACGGGGTGAGCTGCAAGCGGATGCGGTGCGTTGCTGGCGTTATCTGGTGCTCCACCCCTTCAATGATTGAATCGGTGTCAATCGCATCGCCAGTATCGTTAGGTGTCCACACGGTGCGCACAACGTCACCGATCTCTAGCCTCTTGATGTAACGCTGATGCAGGCCAGATAAACCCTCAAGGATCAGTTCGTGGGCCGCAACGCGCACATTAGGCGTGCCATATAGATCAACCAGATAGTCAGTAAACGATGCAGTTTCCGCATCAGACAGGAACAGCAAGCCCGTCTTATTCAAGGTGCGGATACCGTAAACGTCCTGCGCGGATTCATTCACAGCCGTCTGCGTTTCCCCATTAACGCGCGTCACCTGGGCGCGGGTATAGAGGAACTCTGAACCGTACTCGATCTGCACGCCGTGGAAAGAAACAACAGGCGCAACATATTCCGGTTCGCTCGCATCAAACCACAACGTCGCATCCTGCAAGATCGTCTGCGCAACCGCATCATCATCAAGGCGCAACGGTTCAGGGCTAGAAGCATCAAACCACAATGTTGCCTCAGACAGCAGAGCCAACGCCTGCACATAATCATCATTAGCGTCAGCGAAAATGACGCGCGCTGATTCCACGATCCCCGAGGTGCGATCCCTATACCGCAGCACACCGGCACCATCAACAAACAATCGGCCAAGATCAGTGTCCTGAACGAGCTGTAAATAGTTCAGCGTGTTTGTGTTATCGGCCACCGTATCGGCCTGCATCGGATTGAAACCAGGATCAAGATAAACGTCACCAGAATAGGAAACCTCATCACGGGCAAGAATCGCCTGGATGCGCTCAGCGGGCGTATCCTCAGTGTTCGTATATGACAGTAACGCCGTTTGACTCAACAGGGCTAGGCCGTCAATGCAGGACACTTCCGCGCGTGATTCACCATTGACAGAATAGTCAAAGTTCCAGTCCTCAATGAAACCGTCAAACAGGCTTATTCCCTCAGACACCACCGACACTCGAAGCCTCGGACGAATCTGCCCAAAGTAAGGGCCATCCTTATACAACGGATCAAACCTGCGATCCTCATTGAGCAGCGTGAACGTGCACACGCCAGAGGTGAACGCATCCAACTCGCGGGAACGCCCACGGCGAATGTTGCACTGCACCACCGAATCGGAGACATCAGTAGCCGTCCCATTGAAGTAAATGGTGACAACTGGGATCGAAATGTTCGCCATTTATGCGCCCGTAAACACAGGCCCGTTAGTGCGCTCAAAACGCTTAATGGCTTCAACAATCTGACGGCCCACCTCGGCACCGTTGGTGCCCATGCCGGCATTGACCGTGAGGTTGATCGTCGTGCCGCTACCAGTGCGCATTCCACGATCAAGTGGAATCACAGCCTCAGGCCCAGCCTCACCAATGAGTGCAATAGTTGGCCCTGTGACAATGCCACCATCAGCCAAGCCAGGGATGCTTCCAGGGGCAGGGGTCGCGGTAGCAGGTGGCGTGCCTTGTGTTTCGTATTTGGTGATGACGGTGATGACAGAAGTTCGATTCAGGGATGCGGCGAGATTGTCCATGATGCGCTGCATGCGCTTATTGGATGGCCCACCAGGGCCAAGGTCAGCGGCGAAGCCATCAAGGGTGTCTTGGGCGCTCTTGACGCCAGCGCCGTAGTAGGCAGACGCGGCGAGCAACGCAACCTCATCAGCAGCAGCCGTGGATGTCTCAACCAAACGGTTGGTCTGCTCAATGGCAGTAGCGCCACCCTCAATCAACTGATTAGCAATGCCTGTGCCAGCGGTCACGCCAGCAGCCAACACCTGCTGCAACGCCTCAGGGGAAAGGCCAAGAATGACCAGTTGCTTGATGCGGTCAGCAAACATCACCGCATTGTTGGCTTGATCGGTGAGCGCCTGAAGGAACGTCATGCCAGATTCTTTGGCGGCTGCGTAAGCGTCACCGAATGAGAATGCCTGCGTGATGGATGACACCACGGAATCCTTGAAGGATATGAACGTTTGCTCAGCGTCACGCAGATTGTCTTTCAACTGTGTGATCAGGTTGCCATATTTCTCGGCAGGTGAATCCTCAATGCTGGCAAGTAGTTCCTTGCGAAGGTCGGC